CAGAGGTGTTCGTTTTTTGCATTTGCAAAAACCAAACCCCCCGGACCGCGAATCTCACTCCCCTCTCGACCCGTCCCGTCACACCTTGTGTGTGTACCTCGGATTGGCCGTTTGGAAAAGAGAATAAGCAACATCGTGGAACTCACGACAAAACAAAGAGTTCTGCCGTCAAGGATGATAGGAATGACGCAAGGTGCCGCTTTGGCGGCGCCACTTCCCATTGGTGCTGGTGCATTGATGGATCCTTCTGACTCGAAGAGGTCGTCCCCACCGGTGGCATTGTCTACCGGATCCGGGAGTCCCGCTTTGGTCGTTGATGAGGCGCGCGTGAAGCGCGTCTTGGATCGATCAGAGAAGGTCGCGGCGAAAGCCGCGAGGGAAGAGAAAGATGGAACAATTGGATGTGTGGAAGCGCTTTTCACGCTCCTCGAATGTTATGGTTGTGAATCGCGGCTGTCGCCCTCTGTGGAAGGCACCCGTGTGAAAAAATCATTTAACAAGACAGTGGAACACTGGTACATGGGTGCAAGGGCTTGTGGAGAATTTGGGTGGATGAAGTTTGCGAAATACAAATTTGCGGCTTTCTTTCATTCGAAGACACCTCAGCTTGATGACCCGGTCCCATTACCGTTCCCGTTGACATTCAACGATCGGCCACATTTGTTGTGCCATGGAATCTGTTCAAAATACATTGACAAGGTGCTGCGTTCGCCCTCCCGTGATAGTTTTGTGACTTCAGTGTCGCAACTCAAGAAGGGATGCCCGCGACCCACTAAGGCGATGGTTGAAAAGCAAGTGCAAAAGAGTGTCGAAGCATTAACGACCGTGCATGTGCAACCTCCTGATGTTGAATTATTCACACAGTGGGCAGACCAGGATGACTTCGAGGCATTGGGGATTCGTACATTAATTAATCGACAGAACATGATTGCAGAGCTGCACCGTACGGTGGATGAGCTCTTTGCAGGATTGACATACACGGACGATCATCGAGCGGCACCAAAGATGCCGACGACGAAGTCCACTTTTGAACGGACGTGCGCGGAGGGCGGCGGTATTGACTCACTTCAGCAGCTTGCTGCCGAGATGGGCCTTAACCGTATCGTTAACGCGGGCGAACGAATCGAAGGTAAAAGTGGTGTGCGATTTACAGAGGCGAAGATCGATGAGGAGGACGAACATTTAAGGGGTTTGTTAGGGTTAATGGGGGGCAATGATGGAGTGATTGCGGATATTACCGATACGGAGCATAAGTACACATTGCTCTATGAACGGGCATTCCGGCTCGCCGTGGACGAGACGCCGAAAGTTAAGGCTGTCGGTCTCGCGGAAAGTCTGAAGATTCGCGTCATTACGAAGGGTCCTGCCATGACAGGGTTCGCTCTTAAACCTTTACAGAAATTCCTGTGGAGTGCTGTGAAACGCCATCCGGCTTTCACCTTAATAGGTGAGCCGGTCAATAAGTGGACGGTGCAAAACCGCCTGGGTGCAAATCTTCTACCCGGTGAAGCTTACTTGAGTGGTGATTACAGTGCCGCTACTGACAACCTGGCTCCCTGGGTGTCGGAAACTCTCGCGAATCGAATCGCGATGCGGATCGGGCTGACAGAGGATGAACGTGTACTGTTCGTGAAGGCCCTTAC